AGCACCGAATTCTCGTGACTTGCGTTAAAGCGCTTGAAGGCTTCCAGCGCCTCCCACAGACCCTTCCGATTCGGCCTGCTCAGATTCGCGCCGTTGAATACGATCAGAAAGGTGTCGTCATCAAGGGTGACGTGGTCGTTGTCGGATTCCTCGCGCAAGGTGTTGACCAGCGCATGGCGTGAGGCCGCCCGGTCACGCGGTTGAAACACGTGCGTGTTAACCGACAGCGGCACGTACACCGGGTCAAACCCCGCCAGCTTGAGCTGTTCGTGCCCGTGCTGGCTCATCGACCAAACAATATTCGCCACCTGCAAGGCCTCAACGTTAGCCGGAGCCACTGGCTCCGAATCGCTTGGCGTCCATGCCACCCAGAACAGCTTTTGGTATGCCGCCGTCGGCACAGCTACCGGGTCAACCAGCGTGATCACCACATCGGCATGGTGATACATCGCGTGAGCCAACACGATATCGCTGTGCGAGCCGGGGGCCAGTGGTGGCAGTACCAGGATTTCTTCGTCACCCCATAGCGTCGGGGACATTTTCCCGCCCCAGAAAGCAAAGAGCGCCACGTCATATCCCGCCCGTTTGATCCGGGGCAAAAACTCCTTTGTTGCCACGCCGTATCCACCGGGACAGTCCGGGTCCACGCTGACCCATAAGGGTTGCCTTGCAGGTGTTGTCATTGTGCTCGCCGCCTAGCTCACGCCCACCGGCATCCGGTAGGCCGCGATCTTGCCCGACAGCCCCGATTCAAAATCGAGATGAATCTTGCCGTCGTCCTGGCAATGCCGCGCGCCCTCGATAAACAAGGCTTCGAATTCGCCGGCGGCGATTTCCTCTGTCAGCGTGCCCAGGCCTGCGCGCAGCGCCGGAGGATTGTCGCCCGGCAGCACATAGACATCATATGCCGTCGTGGTACTCGCGTTCCGTACCACCACCATCATGTCACCCAGATGACCTCCGGCGTCAATGTACATGCCGTTGGTCTGGTCGATGGTGGTCAGCGTATTGGTGGTAGGCCCACCGCCTGCCGCTGGCAGGGTGTTGATTGTGATTGCAGTGCGTGCCATCAGATTTCCCTCATTTTCTGCCGCGTGTTACGACGGCTTGTTAGCGGTCAGCATGGCGAGATCGTTCGGATACACGACCTTCCCGCCATACACATGCAGCCCGCGCACGATATCGCCGAAGTAGCTTTGCGACACGTAGGCCTGCACTTTCAGAATCTGGTCCGCAAAGGTCGTCGCGAACGCCGTCCCGGCAATGATCTTGTACTTGGTGGCAGAGGTATTCACCACGTTGTTGGACTTCAGCACCATGAAGCCCGCCACCTCTCCGATCACCCCGTTGCGCAGCACCTGGTCGCCGCCCGGCGTCGCGTGAATGAAATCTTCGCCCGACAGTCGCAGCAACTCGTGGTACCAGGGCGGAATGATGCACCAGCGCCCTTCGGACGGCACGTTTTGTTCATCGAGTTTGGTGCCCAGCTTAACCAGATAGTCGTAGGCCTTACCAGCCGTCCCCAGGTCGGTCTTAGGGCTGGCCGTTGAGCCGATCTGGTTAGCCGACGGCACCGCCGCTGCCATCAGCGCGGCCACATACTGGTCTGTGGTGTCCGCCAGTTTATAGCCTGCGCGCTCCAGCGCCCTTGTCGCAAAATCGCCGGCGGCCTGGCGCTTGTCGATGTCGTCGATCAAAAAGTGGAAACGCTTGGCCTGGTCCACGATCAGGCTTTGCTCGGTCGTGGTCATGAACTCCGGCGTGCCGAGTGCCTCGTTACGTGTGTGCGAGTCAATCGACGGATCGGCCAGTGTGTTGATGGTAACGCTATCGCCCTGCTCGGCGATCTCGCCCTCGTAGTCGCGATTGATCACACCTTCCTGCGCATAAACCAGCGCTTTCTGGTGCGGAACCAGCAGATTGCCGGCCCACATCGCGGGAATAAAAGAATCAACGCTCATCTGCTTCCCTCACAGTGTGTTAGCTTGCCTTATGTTCACGCATGAACTTATCGACCTCCTCTTTCCGGTCGAGGTAGTCTTGCGTGGACATTTTTTTGATGTCGTCAAGCGTCAGCGTCTCTTGGCGTGGGGGATTGGTCGTTCGCGTGACCTTGTCTGGTTCGCGCTCGCGTCGCAGCAGGTGCGGTTTGCTGGTCGCCAGCGCTGCCACTGCCTCCTGCACCCCCGTGATCGTGCCGTTTTTATCCACGCTGATCGCGGATCGGTCCAGCAGCGCCCACGCTTCCGCCGGGTCCACAAACGCCGCCCGGTCCTCGCGCTGTCGCGCTGCCTCCGCCAGGACTGCATTCTGGAGTTGCAGCGTTTGCACCTGCGCGGTTAACGCGCCGACCTGCTCTCCCTGCTCCCCGTCGCTGCCTGGCGTCTTGTCGTCGTCGGCTGTCAGCGTCGCCAATTGGGCCTCGAGCTTCTTTAACCTGGTGCGCCATTTCGCGGCTTCGCGGTGCACCTTGCCCAGTTCCTCCCCCTTGACCCACAGCGGGCGGCCCTGCTCGTCCACCGCCGTGATATCCACCAGGTTCGGGTTCTCGTTGGCGTCGCCGTCTCCGGCGTCCGTGTCGGCAGACCCCCGGTCCGCCCCATTGGTTTGCGATCCCTGACCGCCGTCAGTCGCGTTGTCGCCGTCGGACCCCTGGCCCCCACCATCGCCCGCGCCGTCGTCCGGCGCAAAAACCAACCCACGCGATAGCAGATTCAGCAGCATGTGCAACATAAGACACCTCGTTGTGTGGTTCGGTTATCCTGCCGCGCGTAAGATTTCCTTCACTGTCGCGGCGCGCAGCATCTCGCCGAATACGTCGTTTTGGTACGGCGTTGAAAACTCCCCCCAGGGCAGTTTTCCCGCCTGGTACAGCTCCCATAGTTGCGGGGAGCGCAAGACTTCACGTTTTTGTGTGTCGGGCAGTCGCTCGAATTCCTGCTGCCCGGTCAACACCTCATCCGGCCACACCGCGCCCGCCACCAGCGGCACCGGGGCGCAGCGCCCGTTGTGATGGTCGTTCAAAAATGCGTCGAGCCGGTAAATTCGCCCGTGTCGGTCCCAACACGAAAGGCACGTCCGCCCGTCAAAGGTGGCCCACCACATCCACCCATCTAAAATATGTGCGTTCGCGGCATACGTCGCCTGGTTTGCGCCGCGATAGCTGTACAGGTAGGCCGTGCGCGTGGTCGTTTGCGCCCAGGAGTACGGCACATTCAGCCAGTTTGCCATCACCCTCGCCATAGCGACCGGGTGTTTCCCCTGCGCAAAACCGGTCAGCACCACGTCTGCATAGGACTGGGCGGCCTTCGCGCCAAATTCGGCGAATTTTGCCTGCATCGCCGCGCCGTCCACGTACCCGATCAACTGCCGCATCGCTTCGGGATCAGGCTCGATCCACGCCGCGTTGATCACGCCCTGTGCCCGCGCTGGAACCGTGCCCACCGTGAGCGCCTGCGCCTGTTTGGCCCCGACCGTGACGGCCACGTCCGCGCTCTGCGAGGCCTCAAAATCCGCCAGCTTGGCGAAAGCGTCCAGTTCCAGTTCGACCTGCACCAGAAGCTGCGCCCATTCCGGCACGCCGCGCACGTCCTGCGCCGTGATCGTCTCCCCCGCTTTGGCGCGAGCGATCAATACATCGGTCACCGCCGTGTGGTACGGAGCCAGTCGTTGTAAGGTGCGCGCGTAGGCCGCTTGCAGACGCTCCGCCGTTGGTTTGTATTTCACCAGCAGGGTGCGCCGCCAGGCATCACGCGCCGCGATGATCGCCGCTACCGCCGGACTGGTGCGTGGATCACCCGGCATTACAAACCAAACCCGCCGCGCGTGTCGATTTCGGCCATCAGGTCCGCCAGCGCCGTCTGCCCGGTCTGGACCTCAAGCGCTTTTCGCTCGGCTTCGGTCTCCGGGTCGTACCCGCGCCGCTCCAGGTAGCTGATCTTGCTCGCGCCGTGCCGCCTGTCGATCTCCAACGCCTGCGCCTGCTCCAACTGCGAGAGCGGGACGGCTGCCGTCCACTGGTTGACCACGTCTTTGCCTTTGTCCAGGTCACCCAGGTCCAGCAGCGCCTGGTTGATGCGCGTGAAGCCGTGATCACCATACAACCCGCGTTTGGAAGCGACTTTGCCCGTCATGTTCATGCTCAGCACGCGCAGCGCAAAGTTTGTCAGGTCGCCGAGTTTGTCCTGCACGCTCTGCGGATCAAGCTCGCGGCCCTCGTCGAAAATACTGCGCACCATGAGCTGCAAAAACGCCAGCGATGATCCCAGGTCGCTCTCCATCTCCAGGTTGAAAACACTCGCCTCGTCCGGTTTGACGTTGATCGAGAACATGCCATCCACGCTGGTGGATTGAATCTGCTTTGCCTCGAAGCCCAGCCCAATCGTGCGCGGATGGGCATGGTATTTTAGAATTTGCAAAAAATTGCTGGCCGTGAAGTTCAGCCCGTCGTTGAGGTCAATCGCCCCCCCGATATCGGCCCGCCCATAATATAAATTCGGACGTGGTAAATTCGGCCACTCGATGATGGGTGACCAGGGATGGCCCCACGTTTCCGGCTCGCCGTCGCGGACCCACCGGCTGTCAGCGGATTTGTCGGCTTTGATCTCTTTCCACCGGTGGATCGTCCACCCGTGCTTGTCGTCGCCGTTGTCGTCCACGTCGCGCACAATGTCCTCGCGCGTCCGGCTGCCGTCCTCGCCAAATTCCAGGCGGTAAAACAAAGGCCGCCCCACGTCGCCCTGATCCCAGAACACCGTCACGCTGGAGGGGTCGAGGTTGATCAGGCGCGGCACGACCAGTTCTTGCGGCCAGTAGTAGATTCCGCGTGGCACGATGCGCACAAAACAATGCCCGCACACCGCGCCATTCATCGCCACGTTGTGCTGGAACAGCGCCCGCTGGTTGATCAGCCACACCTGGTCGAGATATTCCTGCTCCCGGCTGACCTGGCCCCGTGCGCGACGGCCCAGCCGGGCCACACGCCCGAAGAGGCTTTGCTCGCCGCTTTCGTCCACCACGTCGAAGCGCACGCCCTCGAACTGACCTTCGTCGTTGACGCCGATCAGTGACGACACTGCGCCGTCCACCAACTGCCCGATCTTGTTCAGCGTGACGTTGGTATCACGCCCGGCAGCGTCGGGCTTCAGGTGTTTTTTGTGCTGGCCGTCGTAATATTTCCAGGCTTTTTGGTGTGCCGCGCGGCGCTTTTGCAGTTCGTTTTTGCCGCTGCGGTCATTGGCCTTCCAGAGATCGCTCTCCGGGTCCGGGCTGTACCCTGCTGTGCCGGGCATATGCACCTCGTTAGGTGTAAAACGGGTTGTCGTCCTGCTGTTCCACTTTGACCGGATTGTCCACGTACATGACGGCGTACCGGGTGGCGTCCAGGCCGTGATCGTGCAATTTCACCGGCTGCTCTTTTGCCGCGCGGCCCTCGCGCACCGGCTCCCACACATACGTCGGGAACTCTTCCAGCGTGCTCTGTGGCAATTTGTCCAGCCGCCAGTCCAGGTCCACCGTTGCCCCGCGCATCACGACCAGGCGCGGCTTGCCATCCGCCTGCACCCTCAGCCGGGCCTGGACCGCTTCCAGCCCCAGTTGGACATCCTTTTTCGCTGCCAGCGTGTGGATGCCGTATTTTTTCAGCGTCGCGCGGTCTTCGGCATCGTGATCTGCCACCGTCGCGGCAATGGTTTCCACCCGGTCCAGACGGCGCGCGATCTCGTTGTCGTCAAGATTCAGCACGTCGGTCCACAGTTGCGGCGCGCGGCCTTCCAGAAGCCGGTGCTTGTCGTCGTCGGTGAAAGCGACCCACTCGTCCAGCGTCACGCCGCACGTCAGCGCGTTGATGTGCCGGGCGTGGTCCTCCACCAGCGTGTGTGACTGGTAAATTTCACGGTAGAGGTACATCCGCCCGTCGCCGTCTATGGCCCACCACTGGCACACAAACGGATTGACGAATCCAAAATCGATGGCCCGTATCCGCATCCACTCACGCGGGGGATCAAACCACTCGATTACGTGGGTGTCCGTATCGAAGGTGCTGTAGACCGCGCCTTCCGCGTGGGTCCACAATCCCCGCGCCAGCCGGTCGCGCAGCACCCCCGTCAGGCTGTCCAGCGTCTCCAGGTAACTCGCGGCATTGTACGGGTTGTCCGCCGCGCTGGATTTATACACGCTGGCCTCGCCGCCCAGCATCAGACGGCGGTATATCCAGTGTGTCGGCGCGTCCGGGTTGGTCGCCAGCAGGATCTGCACCCAGGGCGCAGCCGTTCCACGCAGACGCGCCAGCAGTTCGTTAAGAT